CTCTTATGCTGGTAAGGGTGCTGGGCTTGAGGGTGAACGGTCAGGACATTGGTTCGAGTATCTTCGCCTCATCCGGCAGATCAAACCGAAAGGAGTCATCATTGAAAACGTCTCAGCCCTTCGAACTAGAGGATTGGGAACAGTCCTTCGTGGCCTCGACGAGGTCGGGTATGATGCAGAGTGGCACTGTATCCCCGCTTCCGCCGTTGGCGCTTGCCACCAGAGGGACAGAATTTGGATACTTGCCTACTTGCGTAGCGAGAGAGGGCAGAGATTGGTCCCGCTTCAGCATCTTGGGTCGATTGGACAGAGGGGATGGGGTGGCAAAGAGGATCTGCAACAAGTCTACGACCACCCCTTCGGACGACCCAATCGTTGGCCTGAACCCCTCCTTCGCCGAATGGATGTTCCTCTACCCGGAAGGGTGGACAGACTTAAACAAGTAGGCAACTCTATCTACTGGCCTATCGCCTACCTGCTTGGCAAACACCTTTACGAGAACATAGAGAGGCTGCATGGAAACGGATAAACGAGGAGAGAAGTTCGCTAAGTACGGGTGGTCCCTGACCGAGGCGAACCTCAACACCCTCCCTGACGATGCACCTGAGGGCGCTAAGAACCTCGCCACATGGCTGACCTTGGAGGGGCGTCGTTCCTCTCTTGTCGAGTGGCTGGGGCATGTGAGAGACGACGGGCGTATCCACGGGCGGTTCACCCACATCGGCGCATGGACAGGGCGTATGGCTCACTCTGCCCCCAACCAAGCGAACATCCCTGCCGCCTTCAATGGTGAGCCTAAGACTGCTGTCGAACAAGTGAAGGCTAAGTATGATGGACCCATGCGTAGCCTGTGGCGTGTGGAGCAAGGGAATTGGCTTGTCGGGACCGACGCAGAGGGTATCCAGCTTCGAGGTCTGGCCCATATCATGAACTCTCAGGCCTACATCGACGCCATTGTGTCGGGAAAGAAAGAGGACGAGACAGATATCCACAACATTAACAAACGAGCATTGGGCCTGAAGCATGTGACCCGCGACATGGCTAAGACCTTCATATATGCGTTTCTCCTAGGGGCTGGCCCCGGTAAGATTGCCGAGATCCTAAAGGTGAATGTACGACAAGCCGCCGAGGCTATGGATAACTTCACCCATGCCATCCCCGGTCTACACGACCTGAAGACTAAGCAGACCCCGTACATCGCCAAGCGTGGGTGGTTCAGGGGTCTCGACGGCAGGAAGGTTCCTGTTCCCAGTGAGCATAAGGTTCTTGCCGGGATGCTCCAATCTTTTGAAGCTGTCGTGATGAAACATGCGGCGATTAGATGGACAAACGCCGCAAGAGATGCGGGGATTAAGTTCAAGTTGGTGACTTGGCCCCATGACGAATGGCAGACTGAGGTGTGTGGTAATTATGCAACAGCAGAGCGCCTCGGAGAAATCCAACGTCAAAGCATCGTTGACACCGGAGTAAATCTCGGTATCATCTGCCCACTTGCTGGGTCAACCGACATCGGCTCCGATTGGGGCCAGACTCACTAAGTTCACAACGCCAAGGAGATATGGCAATGGCTAAAGCAAAGCAGTATACGTTCCGTGGTCCCATCCGTTGGGCCAAAGTGTTCGACCAGAACAAAGAGACCCACGACTGGCAGGGTCAAGCCCACGAGTTTGGTGGTCTGTTCAAGGTGGACATGATCCTCGACAAGGACCAGAAGAAAGCCCTGAAGGACTCTGGCTCCGCCCTCAAGGGTCGCTTCGATGATGACGGCAACTTCATTGTGTCGTTCAAGCGTAAGGAAATCGGCCCCTTCGCAGAAGCTGGTGGTGCGCCTAAGGTTCTGAAGGCTGACGGTACGGTGTGGTCTTACGACGAAGATGGCACCATCGGTAACGACAGCATCGGTGAAGTCACCTTCGAGGTGTACCCGACGAAGATGGCCCCCGGCACTCGGCTTATCTCTCTGAAGGTGATTGAGCATAAGCCTTACGTCCGCGACGAAGAAGAAGCAGCCTAAGGAGTACGCCTGCCCGTGGGCGTTATCACGGGACACTATTCAAGGAGTTTTGGTATGCTGTGTAGAAACTGCCAGCAGGAAAAAGACGAGACTGAGTTCCCAGTTAGAAATGACAGGTCAGGCCGACTTAGGCCCTATTGTAAAGTTTGCGCCAATGATATAGGAAGGTCACGATACAAAGCACATAGAGCGAACAGCCCCTTTCGACATAGATGCACTCGCGCAAAAAGTAGGGCGGCAAGATTAGGTGTACCCTTCGATCTTACACCAGAGTTCCTTGAGAGTATCTGGACAGGAGTATGCCCCGTTCTTGGTGTCAAATTAGACCTAATATCTGATAGGTCGGAAGAGTGTGCTGTAGAACTAGACAGGTTTGACCCAGACCTTGGTTATACACAAGGAAATGTACACTGGCTCTCCCGTAAAGCGAACAGAATAAAGAACAACACAACAGTAGAGATACTGGAAAGTCTCTTGAGGTGGATGAAAGATGTCTCAAATTAAAGTAACCTTTCTCGACTATTGTGGTTCCGACCTTACAACTGTTAACGCCGCAAGGGTTAGCTTCGGGAAGAAGTCCAGCACGGATGAGTGGGGATACGCTGACTTTGACTTCGTGTCTGGGGACATGATCCCTCGCCTCGACGAGAAGGATACCAAACTCATCCACTACCTTGCCAAGCACAAGCACTTCTCGCCCTTCGGACATGCCTTCGCTTGCTTCCACGTCAAGGCACCCATCTTCGTGGCACGACAACTGGTCAAGCATAAGTTCCTTCGGTGGAATGAGATTAGTCGTCGTTATGTTGACGATCCGCCTGAAATGTACACCCCTTCTGTCCTTCGTAACAAACCTGTCGGGAGCATCAAGCAGGGTTCGTCTGGTGAACACTACGACAACGCCAAGTTCCTGAAGATCAAGGAGGACGCTGAGTATCAAACCATCATCGCCTATAACATGATGATCTTGGCGGGTGTGGCACCAGAGCAAGCCAGAGCAGTTCTTCCTCAGTCCACAATGACCGAGTGGTACTGGTCTGGGAGCCTCGACGCCTTCGCCCAGATGTGTGCGCTTCGCTTGAAGGACGACACCCAATACGAGAGCCGTCTAGTGGCCCAACAAGTCTCTGCCTCTATGTCTAAAGCCTTTCCTGTTTCGTGGACAGCACTGATGGAGAACCTCTAATGGAACGTGTGAGACTGGACTTCGTAGACGAACAAGTTGTCGAGGTTCTCGTGGAGCGAGGCTACAAGATCGTAGACAATGCTCTTCTTGTGGACCAAGATGAACTGATGGACATCCTCAACATCCTCGACGACGAAGAGGAACTGGACTTTGAAGGAGACGACGAATGACTATTGAGTTCGATATCAACGACGACGGTAGTGCCACCCTGTCGGGCAACAGCGACGAGATGTCGAAGATCTACTCTGAGGGCATCGCCTACATGATGATCAAAGGCCTCAACAATCTGAACGACAAAGAAGTGATTGAGGCCTGTCGTGTCTACGCAGAACTACACTTGAAGAACACCCCGCCCGTTGAAGACATTGCAGATGAGTGGGCGTACTGGTCGCCGGGAGATATGAAATGAAAGTGTTGGTCGATGGCGATGTTATCTCTTACAGGTGTGCCTTCTCTGCCCAAGACGAAAGCGAAGAGGAAGCCCTCGACAAAGCTGACGCACTCTTGGACGAGATCAGGTTCACAGCAGCCGTCGTAGAAGATGACATCCAAGTGTTCCTCACTGGTAAGGGGAACTTCCGTTACGAGATCGACAGCGACTACAAGGCTAACCGCAAGGACATGGAGAAGCCTATCCACCTTCAGGCTATCCGCGACCACTTGGTCTTCTCTTGGGGTGCTGTCATCTCTGAAGGACAAGAGGCTGACGATGACATCGCCCAAGAGGCACACCGCCTAGACTACAACTGTGTCGTTGCCTCTATCGACAAGGACTTCCTCCAACTCCCCTGTCGTCACTACAACTTCAACAAGGGTGAGTGGACTTACCAATCCGAATGGGATGCTACTCTCTTCTTCTACACCCAGATCTTGACTGGTGATAAAGCCGACAACGTCCAAGGCATCTACGGCATCGGACCCAAGAAGGCTGAGAAACTCCTGAGTGAGTGCAAGACAGAAGAAGAACTCTACAAGGTTGTCGAGGAGACCTACATCGGTAAGGGCCACGGAGATCGTCTACTCACTGTCGCTAATCTGTTGTGGCTTCGCAGAGAGAAGGGTGTCCAATGGTCTCCTCCCGTCGCTCCTCTCTGAGGCAATCCGCCCTTGAGGCTGGCTTCAGGTCTGGCCTAGAGCAAGACATCGCAGACCAGCTAAGGAAGTGTGGTATCCCTGTCGTCTACGAAGAAGAGAAGATCAAGTATCTCGTCGAGGAGACCAGAGAGTACACGCCAGACTTCTACCTCGGTAACGGGATCTACATCGAAGGGAAAGGCAGATTTACCACAGCCGACAGAAAGAAACATTTGTTGATCCAGAGGCAGTATCCTTTCCTTGACATCAGGTTCGTCTTCAGTAACTCTTCCAACAAGATCAGAAAAGGATCGAAGACTACCTACGCAGATTGGTGCCAGAAGAACGGCTTCAAATACTCAGACAAAACGATCCCAGTAGATTGGATCAAGGAGGCTAAGAGATGACGACAACCTATCTCATCTATGATGTCCACAGTGGGCCTTGGGACGACGGAGAGTACATCTGGAACGTCTGTAAGGTTGGCGTGAAGGGGCAGATTCTACACAAGGAACTCTACTTCAACAGCTACGACGACGCCTACTTGATGGTCAAGCACTTCACCAACAGCATTGACCCTCTTGAACTGGAACTTGAGGACGAGGAAGAAGATGAGTAAAACGGTAATTGTCTGGACGTGCAGCCACTCCAAGCCTGAGGTTAGCAACGAGCGGTTCTCTTGGTTGGGTGATCTCATTGAGGACATCAAGCCGGACTACTGCGTCGATCTAGGTGATGGCGCTGACATGTGCAGCCTCAACACCTTCGACACCCGCTACCCTCAGGCCATTGTGGCTCAGTCTTACCAGCGAGACGTGGAAGCCTACAACGAATCTCAGGATCGTATCTGGGGTCGTTACAAGATCTCGAAGAAGAAGCGTCCGTGGCGTATCGGCTTCGAGGGCAATCACGAGAACCGTATCAAGAAGGCTATCGCACACGACCCCCGCCTTCAAGGAGACAAGTATGGAATCTCATTTTCACACCTTCAAACAGAACACTGGTTCGACGAGTACCACGGATACGTTAATTCCGGCCCCGCCCTCGCTGCTTACGATGGTATCCTCTATGGCCACTACGTGTCTAGCGGCAATTTTGGTTCAGCACTTTCTACTAAGCATCATGGTTACAGTCTCGTTGAGAAGCTGGCCCATAGCTGCACTGTTGGTCATAGCCATAAGTTCCATTATTACCGTAAGGCTGATGCTCGGCCTACACCGCTTAACGGTCTCGTGGCGGGTTGCTTTAAAGGCTCCGCTGAATCATGGGGTGGTCAGGCCAACGCAGAGTGGTCCAAGGGCGTTGTGATCAAACGCTACGTCGAGAATGGAGATTACGATATCCAGTGGGTGTCGTTGAAAGCACTAGAGAAGGCTTATGGAAATGGCTAAAGAACTCCCGTCGTTAGAACTCCTACATAAACTTCTCCGTTATGAACCTGAGACTGGTAAACTATACTGGTGTGAAAGGACACCTGATATGTTTAAGGGTTGCAAACAAAGTGTAAAACAAACCTGCAATATTTGGAACTCTAGGTTCTCAGGTAAAGAGGCATTTACGTGTGTGGACAGCCACGGCTACAAGAGTGGAAGGATCAATAGTCAGTTGTTCCGTGCGCACAGGGTCGCTTGGGCTTTACACTTCGGTGAGTGGCCTTCCGACCAGATCGACCACATCAACGGCGTGAGAGGCGACAACAAGATCGAGAACCTACGTATCGTCACCCATCAAGATAATCATCGGAATCAGAAACGCTCGTCGAATAACACAAGCGGGGTAACAGGCGTTCACTGGAACACCCGAAAGGGTAAGTGGGCTTCGAGGATCTGGGTTGGCGGAAAGAACGGTAAACACCTCGGCTACTTCGACAGCTTTGACGAAGCCGTTCAGACACGCAAGGACGCAGAAGCTAAGTACGGATTCCACACTAACCACGGGAGAGACTAAATTGATTAGCTACATCGACGGAAACGTCTACATCCAAGTCCCTAGTGATGCAGTGGACACTCTCGCTGTCGCCTGCCTGAAAGAAGGACGTGAACTTGCAGAGCAGGCTCTGAGTACCACCTTGTCGCGCATCATTGAGGTTGGTGAAATGCCTCAACTAGTCACTGACTTTACCGACAACCTCAAGTATCTAGCCGCCTTCAACACTCTCTTGGAATACTACGGAGCCAAATGATGGCAAAATGGGACGTAAGCAAAATGATCAGTAGAGACGACATCGACGCCTTCATGGATGAGATGCTCTTCAACGAGTACCAACAGAAGGCCATCAAGACAGCCATCTATCCTAAGGAATACAAGATCATCTACCCTGCCCTAGGACTTTGCGGGGAAGCAGGCGAAGTAGCCGAGAAGGTGAAGAAGTGGCTTCGAGATGGAGAGATCAACGACCGGGACATCGCACTTGAACTTTCCGATTGCTTGTGGTACATTGCCAACCTCGCAGAAGATCTAGGGTATGATCTAGAGGAAATCGCACAGATGAACCTAGACAAACTCGCTGATAGGAAAAAGAGAGGAGTCCTTCGTGGGAGCGGCGACCATCGCTAAGCATGTCCAAGAGGAAATGCGCCGGAGACTATCTTACGACAAAGACACTGGCGCTGTAATCTGGGTAGTTGGACGAAAAGCTGGTCAACAGATATTCAACAAATCTTGTCAAGGCTACTTGCGGTTAAAGATCGCAGGGAAGAATTACTACCTACACAGGGTTTGTTGGTTTCTGCACCACGGTGAGTGGCCGACCGAGTGGATAGATCACATTAATGGCAACAAGTCCGACAACAGGTTAGAGAACCTAAGAGTCGTCTCGTCGTCTCAGAACAGTGCAAACAGACCTCTCGCTGTGAACAACACGACAGGCTACAAAGGTGTCGTTTACCGAAAGGCTTTCAACAAGTATCTGGTAAGGGTTGGTGCAAACCCTAGGACTATTGTCGGATACTTTGAGAGCCTAGAAGAAGCTGCGAGAGCCTACAACGAAGCTGCTAAAGAACTCTACGGCGAATACGCCAGACTGAACAACATTCAAGGAACGCAAGAACAATGAACAACTACCTACCCACTGACTATTCGGCCTTCATCGCAACCAGCCGCTATGCTCGTTGGCTTGACAAGGAGAAGCGCCGGGAGACTTGGCCTGAGACTGTGTCGCGTTACATCAAGAACGTCGTAGAGACGAAGACTGAGTACCGTGAGATCATCGGTGAGATTGAGAACGCCATCCTCAGCCTTGAGATCATGCCCTCAATGCGCGCTCTCATGACTGCTGGTCCTGCCCTCGACCGCGACAACACGGCAGGATACAACTGCTCATACCTCCCGGTGGACGACCCAAAGTCCTTTGATGAGGCTATGTTCATCCTACTCTGTGGCACTGGTGTCGGCTTTTCTGTCGAGCGTCAGTACATCTCGAAGCTGCCGGAGGTGCCTGACCAGCTGTTCCCTTCTACCGACCCCATTACTGTCCACGACAGCAAGGAAGGCTGGGCTAA